TTCACAAGTTCAATTCTTGGATTAAAACGATCTGAATACTTTTTTGCTTTGGTGCAGTAGCATAATGTTGAGTAGTAGCACTCCATATATTTACTTGGGATGCCCTCAACCACCTCTCTCGCCTTCCCTAGCCCAAACTCACGAATAAACTGCTCTGGTTTCATTGAGCACACTCCAAAATTATTTCTGCAAGTGCACAGTTAGCACATCCTTCTCCATTGCTTGCATCACGCAAATGAAAGTACCAATCCCCATTTTTATAAGCATTAACAATGATTTCTGCTGTTTTCTTCTTAACTTCTAGAATGTGAGTGTTTTCAGGAAATTTTATTAGCTTTCCATGCTCACCATGAGGACCTGCAGATATATCTAGTTCATGAATAACTTTCCTTTGACCAAATCTGTTTTTAATCTTCTGTGAAGTGATGATTACAGTGTTGTAGCAAAAGTTGTCATAGGTCCCGAGACCTTCAAGAAATTGCATTTCATCATTTACAGCTGAAGTAGTCTTGATCCACTCTCGCTCGAACACATCACCCAAAGTCAGCACATCTCTACATGAGCACTTATGGTTGCACGCCAACTCGGATAAATAACCTTCTTCTTTCACAATCTTTCCATTTTTATATAAAGTCTCAGTGATAACTTTTTGCTTAAGAAGTCCTGTAAGTCTTACTTGCTCTCCAAATTTCATACCGACTCCTTGTAACGTTTAGTCATGGCTTTCTGCTTAAGCTGGTCTAGCATCTTGAGCTTTCTTAATTTCTCATAGAGGTTCGCTGCTGCTCTTGTTTCTTCATTACGAGTACCGAGGTTGTAATCTCTGCGGAGCTTCATCATTGCGTTGTAATCTACAAATTCGATCATGCTTTCAGCTCCCCTTTAACATTCAGGATGTCTTTTGCGTATTGAGTTGCCTTGTAATGATTTTTCCCAACGCGTTCGAAATATTTCCATTCAACAAATTTTTGAAGATTGCTGTAGATGGTTCCTCGATTGAAATCAAACACTGATTCCTTCACGTCTTTGACACTGAAAGGCGCTGATGCATGACAGCCGAACACGAGTAAGCTAAGCTGGTCATCAAAGTTTAATTTCTTTGTTCTATTTAAAGTTTTCATGCAGCCATTCCTTCTTCTCGGATAGTCACAAAACGGCAGATATCTAAGCGGTCCATAACTCGAACCACACCTTTCTTGCCATGACGGTTTTTAGCAACGATTAATTCAGTGACACCTGATGGCAGGTCGTCTTCACCAATGATTGGATTCGCTAGGATGATTTGGTCTGCATCCTGTTCAATCTGGCCTGATTCTTTTAGATCTGATGCTTTAGGACGTTTCCCTTTCTCAGACTCACGGTTAAGCTGTGCTAATGCGATAACTGGGCAATCAAACTCTTTAGCAAGTGCTTTTAAATCACGGCTAATTGAACTTACTTCCTGGTAACGGTCTTTCTTACTTGGGTCACGAACCAATTGAAGGTAATCAATAACGATGCATCCTAGTCTTTTGTATTTGCGCTTAGCTTTACGTGCCCAAGAATGTATTTCTGCAATTGTCGGCTTTTGCTTGTCTTCGATATGGATTGGCAAAGAACTGAATCGTCTTTGAGCATCTGCAAATTGAGCCAACATCCCATCAAATAATTCAGCGTTATGAATGTTGTCATAAGGAATTTTGGTTAATGCTGAGATGCAGCGGTTTGTGAATGTCTCCACATCCATTTCCGCAGATACAACCAATACAGGCTCGTTGTATCGCACTGCTGTCTGAATAACTAACATTTGAGCCAGAGTTGATTTACCTGAACCAGGACGACCACCCACGATGCAGAAGTGTCCTTTTTGAATTAATCCAACAAGGTTATCCAGGTGAGTTAAGTTAAACTTTACGCCTGTGTACTGCTTGTTAGCTTTAGCCTCAGCCTTTTGGATTAAACGATCTGTAGCACGATTCAAAGCCTCTTCAAATGTGAAGCTAGTCTTCTCAACATCATTCGAAGTTTTCTTCCCATCCAGGATGCTTTCTGCTGCAATGTGAACGTCAGGGATTGTTAAGTCTTTAGCAATCTCTGCAATGCTTTGCCCGATATGCTCAACTTCACGGTGTGCCTTGAACTTGTTTAGTTCTGCAACATAAGACTCCAAGTTGTAAAAGCTTGAAGGCGCTTCGCTGCTCATTTGAAGTAAGTATTCAGACCCGCCCATCAAATGAATTACATTTTTCTGTTTAAGCTGCTGCTCAACCATAACGAAGTCATAAGGTTTGTTTTCGTTAGCAAGGTCAGCAATAGCCTGGAAGATTTGCTTATGGCGCTCTGGAAAGAAGCACTCAACATCAAGATCGTTACTTACAACATCAAATGATTTGTCTACAGTCATCAATGCTGTAAGAACTGCTTGTTCCATAGGGATGTTATGAATATTCGACATTACCAATCCCCCATATCTGCTTTGAGTTCAGAAGGATTGATGTTTTGTGCAACACTGCTGGCTTGTTGGAATAAACGCTCTACGAGATTGTAGTCACGCTTAACCCACTTCACGAAATTTGAATACATCTGAGTGCTTGTTACTGCACCAGTGATGATTTTGTTTTCGTAGTGTGGGTTGATTTCAAGAAGTAATTCTTCAACTTGAGCTTGATTGATTTTTGGCAAACCTGATCTTTGCAACCAAGCATTCAACGCATCCAAATTTGGAGTCCAAAGTTTGAGCACTGTATCGACTGGATTTTCGCTACATGTATTTTCTTTAAAGTTTTCTTTAATATTTTCTTTTGTAGTGTCCCCATTTTTGGGAGTAGTCCCCTCCCCATTTTTGGGAGTAGTCCCATTTTCAGGGAGTACCTTATTTTGGGAGTGGTTTTCTAGCAAAAAATAGGTGTTTAATCCGCCAGTTTTGCGCTCAACTTTGATTAAACTCTTTTGTTCAAGTTCTTTAATTGAGGCATAGACCTTATCTGTTTTTTTGATACCGCACGCTTCTTGAAATTGCGTAGTAGCAATCTTGTCTGAGTTGCGATTAAAACCAGAAGTCTGACGAATTATTAGCATCAAACATTTAAATGCCTTGTCGCTTAATTGCGCCATTATTTGCTCGTCAATTAAAGAGTTAGGCAATCTTGTGTAGCCTTCTTCTTTCTTTGACATATCTTGTCGCTCTTGTTTTGGAAACGGAATAACATCACCTTGTGGTGAGTCATGTTTATGTGCTAAATTCATATTTCAGTTCTCGTTTCATTGCTTTGCAGTGGAATGGCAGATAAGGCTCAATTGGTTACGACAATTGGGCTTTTTTTGTGCCTGTGTTTTATGCGGATTTGGCGCCAGTTCAAGCTCAAACGGCTCAGGCGTATTCCTTGTATCTTCGGTAACTGTGGTCAGATCGATAGGCATTTGTAGACAATTAAGCATCTCCTCAACCTCGAAGATTATGTCCATGGCAGCTATACGCCTTAGCTCTGATGAGCCGTTTAACTTTCTAGAACGCGCAATACGTTCTAATTTGATTTTCATTTCTTCCGTGCACTTAAAGGTGACACTTGCGGTTAATTTTTCGGCCATGTCGTCACCTAAGCCGCTTTGATCGTGTGTGGGATGTTGGGATTTACAAGCAATAATTTAGAGGCCGAACCTTCAGGAACCATATCGCCCCATAAGCTAACTGCTTGTTTACTAATCCCAATTGCTTTTGCCACACCGACTTTTGTTTTGAACGCCTGAATGGCGTCACTTTTCTTCATCAGTACTTGCACTTTCTTTACTCCAGTAAACAAAGACAAGTAAAGCATACTTTACTTAACGAAATCAAGCAAACTTTACTTATAAAAAGTTAAGCTAGCTTTACTAATTTGGGAATCTTTATTATGTCTTCGCTTCAAGAACGCATGCATCAAGCCAGAAAACACTACGAATCAACTCGTAATAAAAAACTAAAAAACACAGAAATGGCTGAATTCTGTAAAGTAAGTAAAGCAAGTGTTGGTCAGTGGTTTAATGGACCAACAAAAGAACTGGATGGCAGTAACTTGACTCTTGCAGCAGAATTCTTAGGTGTTAACCATAAATGGCTTGCTGGCGAACGTGCCCCAATGCTGCTAGATAAAAAATCAGATGCGAATGTAGTATTTAATAATGATGAAATTAGCAAAATTCCTGTACTAGATTATGTACAAGCTGGCCTTTTTAACTCTGTTGGTTACGATGGGGTAAATCCAATAGGTGAAACTTATACGACTTATAAATCAGCAAAAGAAAAAAGTGTATTTAGTCTTACCGTTCAGGGTGACAGTATGTTGCCAGACTTTAAACCAGGTGATCTTTTAACAATCGACACAGCATTAATGCCTCAGCCCGGTTCTTTTGTGGTAGCTCAAAATGGTGACTATGAGGCAACTTTCAAGAAGTATCGAGTAATTGGATATGATGATTTTGGAAGGGAAATTTTTGAATTAGTTCCTTTAAATCCAGACTACCCAACACTTTCATCACTTAATCACAATATATCAATTATAGGTGTGATGGTCTTACACATGAGAAAATATAAATAAAGTTAAAGGAATAATAGATGAACCTAGTTACTTATTTATTAATATTTTTTGTTGTTATTTTTCTTTTATTTATTTTGGTTCGGTTTTTAAATAACCGTTCTAATAAACTATCTAAAAGAAAAGATAATATTAATATTTTGGCTTTCAATGACAACCAGTCTGCTTTTGAGTATTCAATTAAATATATGGACAATTCTATTGTTAAAGATAGGCCTGTATTAGCTTTGTCCTCTCAAAAGATACTCAAACCCTCAGAACCAATAATGATTAAAGTTGCTGGTGACCCTCCTTTTTTTGCCCACGCTTCAACTCAATTTGTAGGTGACTATAGGCGAATTCAAACATGAGGTGCGACAGTTTGAAAAGTCTTATGATAATCAACAAGCTGAGCAAATTTCTCTAATG